CCATGCATTGGTTCTAGGGGCTGGACAATGGTAAGGAGTTGGATCAAGGCCATCAGTATCCTTGGTTCACACAAGCATTTCCACTCGCCATTGGGTGGATTGCGAGCCCTGCGATCCATTGCTCTATGTGAAAGACATATAAACAATGGCATCCCGATATTGGGTGAATGGGCCAATATGATGTTGCGACACACTAGTGGTGTCAAGGCCATAGCGTTGGAGCATATGGATGACCAGCGCTATTTGCTTGAAAGTGTTGGCACATTGGACATTGCAAAGCTGGAACGAGAACAAACTCAAAAACCTACCTTGGAATCTTATCTGTCGTTCTGTGATGCTTTTGGGATTAGTTTGTGTCGTGTGCGTGCTTTGGAGGCTGAGTTGAGAACAGTGGACTTCCCGAACCTATACAAGTTTCAGAGTAGGGAGGAGGTTTTTGTCGGCAAACGGCGACATTACATCTTCGATGACCCATGACCTCTTGTATATGTTCTCTTCCCAGGCCGGAGCACGGCTTTAGACGGTCATAAACCGCCGATGTAGTGGGTTAAATTAGATAGAGACGGTTGAGCTGGGGCATCGGGGTGGAACCTACCGACCTGATGTGCTGACCCCGCTGAAGATTGTGAACCGAGGAACACGAAGTACAGGTGAGGTCGAGTTGTTTGCTAGGGTAACCAGGCCCGCTCGGACTCGTGCTTGCTGAGAGCGTCGGAATCGGGGACGGGTCTTCCTCGCGGTAGCATGTACTTTGTTCCCGAGATGGGTATATCGCGAGTCGTCTGGCATGGAAAGAGCCTGGAGGGCGTCTAAAACCTTTAGTTTGGGGGGACTGGGACGTCACGACCCCAGTCCATTCGCAGGAACCACCCCTATTCGAGTGAAGCGTGGAAGGGATCCCATCCATGAGTGGGGGGGCCTCAGGTGAGACGATGCCGCATCCTTATGTCTTAGGTTCTTTCGTCCTATTCTAGTCTTGTTAAGGGCGTTGTGTGAAGATGTGAGTAGCACAACTTTGCTCGCAACGAACCCAGCTGCGGTGGCGCACCGAGATAAGAAGCGCATGCGATAGTAGGATGTGGGTGATAACGGTTCTGTTCAGTTAATGGACTTGGTTGTGAGTCGGGGCAGAATATGTCACATTTATTTTAATCAGTGAGGCTGTTGAAGCATTGGATTGTGTGAAAGGTTGAAGGTAGGTGTACGTGCCCTGTGACTAACGTACATTCAATTGGGGATTGGAGCCCCCAAACCTGGTTTCCTCTGGAAGCACATGAAGGTGTGGATGCTGAGGATCCATCAACGCATTGGATGGTTGATGCCCACATTTGCTTACGATGTGGGGGTAAGAGCAAAATCGACACCTAACTGTACACTAACAAAAACGCTTCGGCGGGGTCTGTAGTACAGTTTTGTAAAGTAAGTGATTGGTGG